TCGTTCCTACTGCACGGATTATATAAACAAACCCCTCTCTGCTGTGATCTACCTTAAATTTTTGAGCTTCTTTGTCGTAAACGATGAAGTCTTTTTGAGCTAAACTATTAACCATGATCGCTTGTTCCCTAAACTAAATGAGCGGTCGAATACCCGATAATAAAAACGTGGCCACTTTGAATAGTCGCGTTTTTGGGTATTCATAAATAATAACATGATTTAAACTTCAATAATTACCACCAATCCCGTTCGCCCGGACATTTTTTAACCTTGTCACATGGCAACGAATAACCCGAAATATGCCCCGCCCATTTACCTCACCTATAAATAATTATTCAAAACTTCTAACTCGCTCAATCTAAAAGTTGCAATTAAATTATCAGTTTCACTAAACGGCGATATTGACTCTCTACGACGGGGGAAATATCGCCGCATTTTGTCTATAGCGCTATTGAATTTAGAATACTCCAACGCCGTTCTATCGCCTGTTGTCTTAACAGAAACCACCCACTCATACCGTTGTTCTTGTTGATTATTCAGCATCAAAGAACTGCTAGAAACATTTTTAAACCTAACAATACTCACCTCTAACCCACCACTGACCGCGCCTTTTGGTGCTGACGGAGGTTCTACCCAAACAGCAGGTTGACCGTTGCCAAAAGTGCCGAGTTCCTGTGCTAGTAAGTCAACAATTACGGCTCTAAGTTCCGGCGCGGCGTGGATGTTTTTGATCATGATAACTTCATGGATTGTGACGCTTTTAATGTTCCGGTTCTTTGAGGCACTTCATCTAAAAATCGTTGATTCAAATAATATGCGGTTTGGATAAATGCCATGTCTAGAGTAGTTTGGTAGTTATTTTTAAAAACCGCAGTTAAATCACTACCAACTAACGCCCGATCAGTCCATCGGTTTCCTTGTCGTTCATGAACATCATAGGCGTAAGGTGCTGACCATTGGTAATCGGCAATGGTTACGGTTAATTGCGGTGGTGTCCAACTTCTCCAAATCGGCATATTACCCAAACTCAAAAGTACCTTGTAATTCCGCCCCCAAAGCACGGGCTAAAGCCTTGGTGACTCTGGGACGTTTACCGTCGAATTGCGGTTGTAAAGTAAACTTTCCCGTCTGCTCATTACCAGTGAGAGGATCGGTATAAACTGCTGACGCTTCCGACTGTTTGCGGATCAACTCAGTTGGCAGTAGTCGAGGTTTTACAGCATAGCCGCGTAAATTAACCACATTTGGATTTTGCCCTGGTTCGGGCTTGACTGCGGCGTTACCCTCCATCCATGCTTCGACAACTACATCGGTTGTGGTTTGCACTGGGTTTCCTGTTTCTGGATCAGTGACAAACACGCCAGGACTGGGTAATTTAAAGGTAATTACTAAATTTGGAATAAATGGACGCGGCATACTTAGACAACCAGCAACTTTTAATTAATTTTCACCAAACCAGGGACATCCGACTGAGAAATAAAATAGTTGAGATGAATATGGGACTGGTCGGTCATGTCGCAGGGAAAATGACCGCTTGCTGCACAGTCCCAAGAGAAGATCTGATACAAATTGGTGCGGAGGGGTTGATCAAAGCGGTGGAGAGGTTTGACCCTGCCAAGAAAATCAAGCTGTCCAGTTACGCTGTTCCCTTTATCTATGGTGCAATGGCGCAATTTGTCAGGGATAAAGCGCGGATAGTAAAAGTCCCGCGTCAGTTACAAGAAACTCACCAAAAACTAAAGCGATACGCCCAAAAGCACGGCGTAACTTATGAACAGGCTGCTTTAGAACTTGAGATATCCTTGCAAGTCGCCAAAGAGGCGGCGATGGCTTGCAATCAGAATAATCCTGAGTTGCCTAAACAACTGACGGCAGAACAACAAGAGGAATTAGATTCAATTCTCCCCCTACTTGACAAACTGCCAGAACTTCACGCCACAATTATCCGAGATTTATACATTGACCATATTCCCGTCAAAATGCTGTGCCAAATTCACAATATTAAATTGAGGGAGTTACGCCGCATTGAGTCTGACGCTTTACGAAAACTAAAGTTGATGGCACTTGGGCGGGTTCAATGTCCAAATTGCAAAGATTATCAAACTATTAAAAATGGTAAACGTGACGGTAAACAGGGCTATTTGTGCAAGTCCTGCCAGACTCAATTCAGGGACAACCCCGCGCCAATTGGGAGGCGTGGCTATTCTAAGGAATTGAAGATTAGGGCAATTGATGCGATCGCTAACGGCAAAAGTTCCTACTGGTGCGAAACCTATTTAGGAATTGACCACAGCACCGCTTCCCTGTGGGCTAAGAATTATGTTATCAATGATTCAATAAATCTATCGAGAAAACGAATGACGATAGTACAACAACAATGGCAAGTTACCAGCAAGTTTACCGGGCTTGCTGACTGGGTGATGAAAACCTGTGGTGATTCTACTCATGTTGAAGCGGCGTTAAAATCGCTGCATGAAGCAATGATTCACTCACAAAAAGCGGTAGAGGTTGTTAAAAAATGAGTGAAGTTTTACGCCTTCCAACATCCGGCGTGTTGGCAAAGTTTCACCCTGAGAATCCCCGCGAACATTCAGAAGAGAATGATTTGCCTTGGATTCGTGACTCACTCCTAGACTTCGGGTGGTTAATTTACCCTACAATTCAACGGAATTTAGACGGTAGTTTTGGCTATCTCATCTCTGGACATGGACGGGTTCAGGGTGCGGACTGGCTAAGTCAACAGGATGAAGACTTTTTCTTGAAAGAGTGGGAGCGGTGGATCAAAGGTACAGGGAGGGACAAAGTTTCTCACAAGCACCAAGAGCGGTTTTGCGCTGAATATTGGGCAACTATTCCAATTGTCCCCGTAACACTCGATGAACTTAGCCAAAAATCGGCTTTGCTTCGACTTAACAACACATCCCATGATGGACGTGATGACCCCGGCAAAATAGCCGCTATCCTTGCACAAATGCCTAAGAAGCAGCTAAAAAGTGCGGGTTGGGATTCTGGCACTGCTAACTCGTTTATGCAAGCGTTTCTGGTACGGAAGACGGAAGAACCCGAAGAGTTAGAGGAACAGGAAGAAACGGGCAACTACGATTTTGATGATGATAAATATTCTGATCAAAATTCCAATAACACCACGATTGACGTAACACCCAGTAGAAGTGATTACACGCCTCCACCACCTGCGGAAAAAGTCACAGTTGAGACTGAAAACGTGGCGGATGTTGCCAGCGTCCAAAGTATCAACTACACCGGAAAGGGCGAACAAACACAGTTTTATATCTTTCTCGATAAATCCGACTTAGCACCATTTAGATCCAAACTTGACCAACTCGCGCCCCAAGTTGGCATCTCAACTGATGGTATGGTTCAACAATACCGGAGTCAGGTAATTCTAAAGATAGTAGACATGATGATTACTGAATTAGGAGTGGCAGTAAATGACAGCGCAGCCGAACCAATCACAGCCGAAAACATTGGATTCTGACAAGTTTATGGAACTGTTCAAGGCTAAAAAATACCCGCCAAAAAAGTACAAGCGAAATCTATCACCTGAATACATTGAAGATTGTCGGCGGCGATGCTTGGCAAATAAACCTTGGGAGAAGTCCACCGGACCACGCGATAAATCTAAATGTGGAAAGAACAATATCAGGCATGGCCGCCGTTCTAAAGCAATGCAAGAAGTAAACAAGGTGATCACCCAAGTAGTTTGGTTAATTCGTAATGCCAAAGAAGAATGACGGACTCTACGGGAAAAGGTTGTCTGGGAAATGGCGCGACGCTTTCACGGATGCGGAGGATCATGACTTTGAAACTATTGTCCGTGAAAGTTTCTATGTTGCTCATGGTCGGATTCTTAGCCAAATTGAAGGCGCTGGTAAATTCTCCAAAGAGGGTAAAACTTTACTCCAAGCGTGTGAAATTTTAGTTGAACAAGGGGAGCTAACTTTTGAGTTTGTCGAAGAGTTAAAACTGCGGCTTTTGGGGCTTGATCTAACCGGAATGTTAGCAGCATTTCAGGGAACTTTAGCTTTAGCAGATGGCGCGGTTCGCCTATCAAAAATGGGTGATGTCCGCCGTCAGTTGGATATTTGCAAGGCGTTTATTGTTGCTGTTCTTAAAAACTCACAAGACAGAATGGCGCGAGAATTGGCGTTAGCTTGTATTCAACAATTAAAACTAGATGCCGATTTACCCTTAGAAGAATTGGAGAAATTGATCCATGATGCACAAGAAGAAAGCGACGACAACCAAGAAGAAGATGACAGCAAAGAAACCCAAGAAGAAAACCAGCACACGGAAGAAGATGTGTTGAATTGGGGAAATTATGATGTGCCTGAAAATATTTTAGAAGGGGATATTTGGGGAGATGGAAATATCGAAAGCACTGCCACAGAAGAAATATCTGGAAGCAGCGAAACGGGCGAAAACTGATGAATTTCAGGCACTCAAAAACAAAACCATTGAGCGTGTGCAGTCTTGGTATGACAACCCTAAAGTTAATCAGGATGTCATACCGGGTCTATGGTTTGGGTATGGTAAAGATTCAATGGCAACTGCGATAATTTTAGAATTGGCAGAGGTTGATTATTGTAATTTAATTATTGACTGTGGGGCGGAACTCCCACAACATTATGACGTTTTGCCAGAGTGGGAGGATTATATAAACTCATTTGGTAACGGGTTTTATTATGAAGAATATCTAACTGATGACCCGTTTCCACTAATAGTTAAAAAGTATATTGATTGGGGTAATTCCTACGGTCTGAAGGGTGAAGGTGGACAACGGTTAAACTTTTGGGATTGGGGCGATGTTGGCACGTCAATTAGTTATGAAAGTATCTACCAATTTCATCATTTGTATGGTGACGGAACCCCCAACGTAATGTATATGTGGGGTGCGCGTGGTGCTGAGGGTATGGATAGACAGTTTGAAATTGCCCGTGCTGGAATGCTGCAATTTCATGATCAGGATAAAAAAGATTTACTGCCGTGGGTTCGCGCCTTACCGTTGGGTGATTGGCTGGATATGGATGTTTGGGCGTTACTTGTTGAGAATGAATCGCCTGTTAGTCCTATCTACTCAATGCACCAAATACCGCAGAAAAAAGGTAAGCCATTTCCTCGGACTCTGTGGTACTGCACACCGGAAACTCTATGTAGTACCTACTATAAATGGATGGCGCGTTATGCTCCGGTTCAGTTAAAAGAATTGTGTGATCTGTTCCCGGAAATCACAGCAAGGATGACGGCTAAATAGGTTTGTGCATCCATCCATCCCCTTGATGAAATGGCGTACCCTCCACAAATCCCAGCCGCTTATACCATTCCGCTAAATTGCCCTGACTTAACCCATTGCTAAAAGCCCCGCATTGTAAACAGAGTATTTTGTTTGGGTGATTGTCGAAAATTATCTGCATGAGCGATCGCCCGTGTCCCTGATTTTGAAATTCTCTGTTTACAAATAAATCAACTATCTCGATATATTGGCGGTGATTAACAGCAAACACGCCGCCAATAATCTCGCTCTCATCAGTCAGTAACTCGTAGTGAATCGCGCGGGTTTTTACTAATACCGTCATTGGGAAAACTAAAAATAAACATATTTACAAAATTAGGATTGACTATTATGGCTAGAGGTGGACGAGGTAGACGAACTGCTGCTGGCGGCACTCAGAATAGAGGCGGTGGCAGACGCAGACGCGGCAATCAAACGCGAGGGGTAAGTAATGGAACTTTGATTACTTCCCCTGACGGAGCAGGAGCATTAGGTAATGCGAATAGAATAGGCATCGGGCGGGCGCGAAATACCCGCGCTGCTGCAAACCAGAATAGAACCAGAGGGGGGAGAAGGGGTAGGCTGACGCGGGGGGGGTGATGCTACACTTGCTTCTATCGCTATTCAAAACAACCCCCAAAGGCAAAGAGCCGCACAAAGAGCGCAAGCTGGGAGAGATTTTAACTCCGACTTCCCCGGCGGTGGAGGCGGAGGTCTAGCAACTCGCGGCGGTGCATTAGCCCGTGGCGGAACTTCTGGACTCAAAAGAACCAGCAACGATCCTTATCGTGGTTCTGGCGCGGCTAGAACTGGGGCAGCAAGATCTGGGGGTGCTAGAACTGCATCCGGGGGCGGTGGCGTATCTTCCCGCCGTGCCAATGCAATTCGTAATTTAGCCCAACGTGGTGCAACTCCAGGAGAAAGAGCCGCAGCGCGTGCCGCAGCACAAAGATTAGGACTTTAATACCCCACAGCAGCCGCAATATCAACACTCCCAGCATCTAAAGCCCGTTCAAATGCCACCACTTGAAACGGGCTTTGTGCTTCCCAGAAGTCGCCGTGTACATATTCTGAACCCACGCCCATAATTGGCAGGTTTAAATAATGTTGTTCCTCTAAAACTAATCCGTAAACTTGTTGACCTTGCCAACCTTCAGCAGCAAGAAACTGGTTTAAATCAAATCCGTGTCCGTGAAGTTTCCCGTCAATTGCAAATTTTGCCGCGTCGTAGGTTTTCACGTCTGCAATTTTCGCCCAGCCAATAATTGAATTAGTTGGCACTTCTTCAGGCGAAAACCCTAACTGTGCGATCGCTTTAAATCCGGCGTTTTCCTGTTCCGTTGTGTCGTAGCTGCAAGCGTGAAACAGGATTTTCCGCTTTGATTCTGCCTGAGTTGTTAAAATAATTCTGATTTCCCCAATTGCCAGTTTTAAGGCTTCTTCGGGGCGCATTGAGTAGGCTATGGGTTTCATGGTTGCATCCAAATAACCCATATTATAGCCTGTTGTATGTTGCCAAAAACAAGGGGGATTTCTCCCCCAGATTGCCTATCCTCTCACTTTCAGGTCAATTCCCATCTGTTCTAATGCTTGGTTAAATGCCTTGATTTTTTGGGGATCTTTACAATGTCCCCAAAAGATTGCCTGACACCCCTTGACACCCAAAATAGGGGCAGGAAACAGCATTGATCTTGTCATCCTGTAGGCATACCCCCCATGTTGAGTTATGGCACTTTCACCACCTATACAGTCAGTTATGAAACTTGCCCCAATTATTGCCCCTCTAGCAGCTATTTTTTTGTCAATCCCATAGTCCTCAAAAAATGAGTCACTTGCCTTGCTAGAACTGCTGTGAATCAATACCCAACCTCTTTTTTTGGTGGGTGAGTTTCTGTATTCATAAGGTTTTTTACCCATGCAGATGGCATAGGCATGGGGGGCATGGATGGAAATTGCTTTGATTTTGTCAATCACTGATTTTTTAGGTTCTTGTGGTGTGGTGTGAGTTTTTTTAGTTGCCTTGGCTCTCACCTGTGGATCTGATTGTGGATGCAAGTCAAAAATTGATAATTGTCTGTATTTCATTTTTACCTCAAAATGCAAAAAAGTTGATCACTGTGACAAGTGATCAACTGGGTTAAAATTCTTGGTTATGCAGCAACTTTTTGATTAATCATTTTGGGGATGACTGTGATCAACTGACTAACACAGTCATCAACAATGGTTGTCATTGACTTGCCAGACTTTTTAGCATCAACACCACTATTCAAAATCTCACTCACTGGAGAATGTTGGTTTTTTAGTTGGTCAAATATTTGCAGGACATAATGGGTTAACTCACTAGCTGATAAGTTGCCAGCTTGATTGAGATTGTTACCAATTGACTCCAAGAATGAAGCATTGCCTTGATTTGAAACTAGATGTAGCAACTTTTTGGATCTTTGTAGCTTGACTCTCACCTGTGCAACTAATTCCAGCTTGGTTAATTCATCATCTTGACTATCTTGATTGAACAGGTTAAAAAGTGATGTTTGCCCACTTGCAGGGTTAAGAATGTTTGAAATAATCTCATCTAGTGCTTTGCTGCTCACCTGCTTACCTTTGATTAGTTCCCATACTTCCAGCTGTTCTCTAGTCCCCACACTTCCTAAAATCACACCCTTATCAATGGGAATATCACCAATGGCAACTTTGTCAAACAAGAAACTAACCAAATTTGAGAGACTTAACCCATCTTGCACAATTTTTAATTTTGGATTGATACCAAAGTTTTTTACTTGATTAATGCTGTAACTAGAATCTCTGAAAAATTTAGCTGCATCAACAGCAGTTCCCATGCCTTCTGCAATGTTAGCTAATGCACCTGTTAACCTAGCTTCTGTGTGATTTTGGGCATCTATGAACCTACATAAAATTTTCTCAACAGTTCCCAATTTTTTAGCTAGGTTAACTCTGTTATGTCCATTGACTACATAAATTTTCCCATCTGTGGGATCTCCCCATACTAGAACAATCCCAGACAAGTAAACATTCCAAGAATCAATATTTGATAATGAACCAGTAGCACCTGTTGAATTGTGGACTAGTTTGTATTGAAATCTTTTGGGGTCTAAATTTAGTTCTGTGGTGTTAATTTCTGCTACTCTCATTTTTTGTTTCCTGTTGTTTTTTTCTCTCACTCTTATATAGTAACAGGATAACAAATATTTGTCAAGGGGTTTTAGGAAATATTTTTTAAAATATTTTTTGACTTAGGTAACATGAAATAACCCAGTGTTTTATGCACTGGGTTACTAAGAATAGGACAAATATTTCAGTCTTAGCACTCTTGGGAGGTAACTTTAACTTTTCTATGAGAGGAATATTCTGCATCACTACACTGAGGAGTTAAGTCATTGATAATGGCTTTTATAGTATATCCCCTGTTCTCAGGCAATGTCTCATCAACTGAAATTTTCTCATAAAATACCAGATATTCCCCCTTTTCAAATACTGCTACTGATACAGGGTTGCTGGTTTTTTGTTGAGCTAATTCTAAAGCCCTTTTTCTTGATGCTGTAGTGATTTCTGGGCAGTTTTCTTCATCTAGGAGGCAGGCATAGTAGACATTAATCATTGTTTTTGTTTCCTGTTGTTTTTTCTCTCACTCTTATATAGTAACAGGATAACAAATATTTGTCAAGGGGTTTTGGAAAGTTTTTTTGGAAATTTTTTTTGACTAAAAAAATACCCTGGACTATCACTAATCCAGGGTATTATGCTTAGGTTTTATGTTTAGAAAACTACTGAATACTTCCTAGGTGGTCTTTTTATGGTAAGTTCTTGTCTGTAAGAGACTTTTAGAGGTCTCCAGTTTATTGGAGTTACTACTGCCCCTTTTTTCAGTTTTCTACTTCTTCCTTGATAATCTGTGTAGTCTGTATTCAATTGTTCACAGGCATATCTTGTTAATTGCTCATTATCCCAGCCACTTACTCCAGTGATGTCAATTGTGATTTGTTTAGATTCTATGGTTTCAAATGTAACAAACATTGTTTTTGTTTCCTGTTGTTTTTTTCTCTCACTCTTATATAGTAACAGGATAACAAATATTTGTCAAGGGGTTTTGGAAAGTTTTTTTGGAAATTTTTTTATCATTAAAAACCCTCAAAATAGAGGGTTCACCGCATCATTCACCTTGTTTTTCTTCCTTCAACTTTGCCCGTTTCTGTCGCATAAATTCCCGCATATATTCCCGTTTATACTCCTTGCGTTCGCGGTCTAATTCCCGTTCACGTTCCCTGACTTCAGGCTTCTGGCGGTAACGCTTGCGTCGCGCCTTGCCTTTTTCGGATTTCTCGTAATTCTGTTGAGCTTTTTTTAAATTGTCGTCCATCGTGCTATACTCCTAATATTCCTGTTGAACTCTCACAAATTTCGTAGGGATAAAGAAAGCACACCTCATGAGGTGTGCTTTTGGTTTATGTGTTTCTTAATCCCTTGCCCAACAATATCCCATTAGCATCAAATACCTCCACATATTTCACTGTTTCTATTCTGTCAGATGGTCTCAGCCCAACATTAAATTTTTTCCCCATGTAATAATCAAGAATTTCCTCTAAAGTGCCATTGATCCTAGCTGTCCAGGTGTTGCCTGTTTCTGTCATGATTTTAGCTACTTTGCCAGAATCTTTCATGTTGATGTAGTAAGTCATTTTTTGTCCTGCTAGTTGCTAGTTGTTTTTCTCTCACTCCATGATAGTAACAGTCTAACAAAATATTGTCAATAGGTTTTAGAAAATTTTTTCAAATTAGGGAAAGCTTACTGAAACAGAATCCTGGGTATCGGTATGGGCAAAAGACTAAACGATTTTAAGGAAAAAATTTGCAAGAATGGTACACCTTGCGGGAATTCCTGCATTTCCAAGCTTAAAGATTGCTTGAAATCAAAAAAAACCGGGGATTCCGCTCAACCTGGTAAAATTACCGAGAAAGACACCGACAAACCTGGTAAAACTACCAAGAAAGACACCGACAAACCTGGTAAAACTACGCCTACATCATATAAAGCTGACTCCGCGGATCACAGAGCTTTGATTGGCATAGGGAAGGAGTTTTCCGATCAAACTATGGGGAAAGCACTAAAGTCGCTAGACGATGCTCTGTCCGAAAAAAAGAGTGCCTTCTTAGAAATAATGGGAAAGAACAAGTTTAAAAAAAACGGAGATTTCTACAAACGAGATGAAAAACGTTTAAAAGAATTGGACGAGAAAACCTTACTGGCCCAAAAAGAATTTGAATCAGCCACAAGAGAAACGATGCGGAGAATAGCAGCCCATCATAAAATTGATAGAGAAGATGCAGAATTATGGGCTGATTCGGTAGATACTCGCGGACTCACAGGCGAAAACAAGAAAATAACTCTTGATGCTTTAGTGAATGTTTATGCGGTAACAGGTGGTAAGGGCGCGAAAAAGATAAACAAAGTAACAAGTGAAGCAGACAGAGCCAGTGCAAATCCAAACGGAGAATTACAATTAGAAGAGAAAATTGATCGCCTCCAGGTCTTTCACGAATACGCGCATTATATGGAATTTGAGAATCGCCAGTTAGCCGTCGCGTCAAGAAAATTCATTGAAGATCGGGCTACATCCGACAAGCCTATGAAATTAAAAGACATTACTGGAGAAAATTACAGAGATACTGAAATGGCATTCCCAGGTAATTTTATAGACCCTTACGTAGGGAAAATATATGGAAATGCTGGCACTCCTACCGAGGTTATTTCAACGGGGGTTGAGCGTTTCCGCGATCCCGGACTGATGTCTCATTTTTACAAGCAAGATCCAGAACATTTTAATTTTGTTTTAGGAGCAATTTTACATGAAAATTAAACTCGAATGGTGTCCATTTGGTGACATAGGCGAAAAAGGAATAACTTGGGCAAGCGTTGAAGTTGAGACGGAGCATAATGATCCTTTTCTTCGCGTTAATCCTGTTGTGAAAGTTCAAAGCTACCAAGCAGCGAGTGACGAAAAAGACAAGCTAAAAGCCCTTGCGGAAAAAGCAAGTGCCAAAAAAGGCGTAGAAAGGATGGCTCTAAGTGCTTGGGACAGAGAGATTGAGGTTTCAACTGGATTTCAGGGACATGTCTATTCCACGGAAAATCCAAATAATCTAGATCTGTCACACGCCGTTTATAAGCTGCCTTCTTTTAAGGTTTTGAGCATAGAAGGCAATGAAGATTTTGGAAGTAAAATCCCGCCTATCCCGGAAGGATGTGTTTCATGAGCGGGTGGGGAACGTTACTCAATCTTGAATCATCAACACAGCAAGCCTTGGCGGTAGAGTCACAAGGTGAGAGTAAGATCACGCTGTTTGAGGAATTTGAGCCGAACCCCGGAGGACAAGCGCGGTTTCTTGATATGATGGGGTGGCAGGACGTAGAACCCCTAACGCAGAGATGGGGAGCGGCTATTGGGGGAATAGGATCAGGAAAATCTTTCTCCGGTGCAGTTTGGGCTTGTTCTCGCGCTTTGCTTGCGCCGGATGCTAGAGGTATGATATCGGCAAATAGCTACGGGCAGCTATCGAGGGCATCCCTTCTGGCATTAGTCGAAGTTTGCCGGATGTTCAATATTCCCCTTGAACCTTGGCGTGAATCGGCAGAAGATCAGGCTTTAGCGATCGCCAACTGCCAACGCTGCTATATTGGACCAGATCGGGCGTTCGTTTACGTCCTGAGTGCGTCGGCTTTTGCTGGTTCAACTCAAGCGGGGCGTGGTCTACAAATCCGGTGGTTTTGGGGTGATGAGTTTGCATACACGCCGGAGAAGGCTTTCCTAACAATTGATGGAAGATTGGGGCGTGGTCCAGGTACGCTCAAGGGTCAAGGAATATTAACCACGTCACCAGCCGGATATAACTATCTGTGGGACAAATTTGGAGATCCGACACGCAGCGAGGAGTTAAAACGGATTTACCAAATTGTCTCGATGTCGTCACTGGAGAATAAAAAGCATTTAGGCGAGGATTATGTAGCATCCCTAGAGGCAAACTATAGCGATGAACTGTACCAGCAGGAGGTCATGGGACAGTTCATCAACACGGTACAGGGTTTAATTTACAAATACTTCGACCGCACCAAACACGCCTTTCAGGATGAGGACGCGGAACTTTTGGAATATGACCCAAATTTACCACTACTCCTAACCTTTGACTTTAACCACACGCCTATAGTTTGTCTAGCAGCCCAAAAACGGGGAAATGAGATTCACTTTTGCAAAGAATGGTTTCTGATGGATTCCGACATTTGGGAACTCACGGAAAGCATTGTGGACTGGGTAGAGAAGCACGGCATACCACCGGAAATACAAATATTTGGAGATGCCACCGGACGCGCTCGAACTGCGGCTAGTCGGTTGTCATCGTGGGATATTGTGTTTCAGGGATTAGAGCCACTAGCAGCACTGCGAGGTAAAGGTTATTTGGTTCGCAAGTTTGCCGACGCTAACCCGTTTGTAGTTAATCGGGTTCACTCAGTTAATCAACTTTTCCGCCAAAACCGTTGTTACATCCATTTTGCCAACTGCCAAAACTTTATCAAGGATTTGGAGCAAGTAACGTGGAGTGATGAGGGCATCAATAAAACAGATAACCCGCTACTTTCTCACTTGAGTGATGCAGCGGGTTATCTAATTCATGCTATTTATCCGTTTAAGAAAGAGACACGGGAACGGAAATCAGGGAAGAAACAGGTCAGGGGTTTGGCGGGTTAAAATGGCAGACCCTTAGCTTTTACTTTACTAAATAAGAGTTTTATTCTGAAAACACATTTGCTCACTTCATTAATTAGCGTCGGCAAAATTCCTGATGGTTCTTTGAAGTCTTTGTAATGATCAAAAATATCTAAAACCTCAACATCATCGTCAATATTGTTCTGTTTTTTGTATTCTTCGCAAAATACGTCAAAAGCTGCGTATGGATGAAAAACAAAGCAATAACGTACATACCACCAGCCAAACTCAAGTCTACTAATTTTAGTCTTTGACAACCTGTATTGTCCTGGATCAGACAATCTACACCGCATATTAAAATCAGGCATTATTGACCACCTCTAAACAACACTTGTTGCCATTTTTGAACCGATGTTAAATCTGTTTTTTTAACATTATCCGTGTAACTTTCAAGGGCTGATGAATTTTCAGCCCCTTGGGAAATCGCCCAATCAATGCACATATCTTTAATGAGTTGATCGGCATTTTTTAAATCATTAATTGATGGAACTTGATGACTGGACAACCAAGCTAGAACCCAGCTTTTATCAACTTTTAAAAATTCCCTGACTTGTTTAATGGTGTCGCCAATAGCCAGTGCTGATTGTTTGCCATTGCCGTTAGTTTTTGTGCTATTTGCGTCGTCGTCTTCGTCGGCTGTAATACTCAATAAAGCACACACCGAATAACGACGGGCATAAGTGAGAGCCGCGCCCTTTTTCTGAGAGTCTTGAATATCAGGAAGTTCATATTCCGAAGTCAGAACTTCACCCGATTCATGGAATAATTGGGTTTTTAAAATGCCCCCCTTTTCCATGATTTGAACTATTGCTAATCCGTTCTTACAAAGGTGTGGGGTAACTGCGTCCAAGACTGAATCTAGCGACGCATAGCTCATTTTAAAATGAGGATTAGTTTTGTCTTTTTCGATGGGCGGAAACTCCGCCCGCGCTTTGATCAACGCCTTAATTAGTTCAATCATTTTAACCTCTGAATAATTCTTCTAAACAATCTTTATCTTCCTCTAAAATGTTTTTGAATAGGGGCAATTACGCCCCAAGAAAATTATCTAAGCTGCTAACAAATGTTCATATTCACGACGAGTCAATCTGATCAACTCTTTAGCTACGGGCTGCCAGTCTTGGCTAAAATCCTCACCATTCATAGTCCAGCCCAGATCATCATCCAGGAAGATATCCCCAGCGAGCGCCCCATGAACTCTGAGTGTGTAGCTTTGCCCAAAATCATGGATAAAGTTTGAATCTTCGATAGTCATACCCATGTCTCCGATAGGGGGAGTTATGCGACCACTGCCGCGCTCGTCTTCAATCATGCCTACATACTCATCTTTAATATACTGTTCAGCATCTACATAGGAATCAAATGAGAAACTGCCTTCACCCATTCTGGCAATCCATTCACCATTATCAGAATCCCGCTCAA